TGGTATTGAAGTTTGTCGTAATCAGTGTTTCTGATTCCAATCTGCCATTGAATCTTACATCATAATCTTCTGAGATTCCAAGAATTACAGGAATTCTTTTGTGCATCTTAACTTGCATGCTTGCAGAAAAAATAGACTGGGTTGTTCCAATTACCAATCCGAGTAATTTCGAATAATAAAAGTTTTTCTGTAATTTATTAACATTATTCGTAAAATAGTTTTCTACTACAGTTCTAACTTCAGACTCAATTTTCGAGGAAGTCAGGGAAGTCAATGTCTTATTATAATTGACAGAAACATCAAGACCAATATATGTTTGAATCGGATCAACAAATTCAGGTTGTATTGATACTACGCTTCTAGGGCGAATAATATCTCTCGCAATAATATCTCTATCTGCTTGTGTGATAATAGATCCAGGAATTGGTTGAATTGAAATAAACACTTTACCGTAGATCGGTGGATTGTTTTCTTCACCACCCCAGACTGCGATTGAATTGACATTATTGAATCTTGATCGTATTAACGTCTCATAATCCTGCGATGTAACAACTCGATTTTTAGTTGCATTGAATTTAGTAGCATTGTAACGGATGCTATCAATGCTTTCCTTTTCTTGCCCGCCAGTCGCAGCAGATTCTAAATACACAACCTTTGTTTCACCAGATGCAGTGAATGTTTGAGATACTGAAAAATTCGGTATGGAATTTGGTGCCGCACCACTACTTACAATGTAATCTACAAGAACAATATTACCAACTGACAATTGCTTACCTAGAACGTCATCACCGAATCTAATCTCGTAAAGACCTGACGGACCTTCTTCAATAAAGAATGCTCTGGTTGTTTCGTCTACTGCTGTGATATCATCATAAAAATTCCATGATGTTATGTTAGCATTATTACCAGAAGATTCCTGAACGCGAACTCGTATAGTTGTCGTATCAAGATTTATATTAGGAATAACAAAAGGACCAGATTTATTTGATTGGTCCACAATAAAATTGTTAGAAACTCTTTTGCCCTCGATCAGTTCCATGGGAAAACTAAACCCTGTCTGCCCAGTTTCTAGAGTAACTAATGCAGAAACATAGTCTTCTTTGGGATAGAACGTATACGTCTTATTCGTGGTTTTTGCTGTGAATTGCGTAGTCCGAAGAATGGTCAAACTTGATCCAGAAAATGTAACTGGTGGGTCGATTTGAAAAACAATATTTGCTCTTGCCGACTTCCTTGATGTTGGTGTGTATCCCAACGTTTTAGCAATAGATGCCACTGAGTTTCTTTTCACAGCACTATCGATAAACATCTCATTTGATTGTAGATGAGCAAGAGTTGCATTATAATGCGTATTATAAGCAAGAATATCCAGAAGAATAGAAAGACCAGCGCCATCGAAATTGTAGTCTTGGAATTCTTCCTGAGACTGCATGAAAGTTTTTAGATTTTGTTTGATTGTTGCAAAATCTAATTCTGTTACATTTAATTGCGCCATTTTATCTACTTCTTCTTAGAATAGTTGAGAATGTTACGGGATCTGGAACGCCAATGACATAAAAATACATGGTAATTTCAAATGCATTTTCATCATATAATGGAACTACATCAACTTGCTGCGATCTAACTCTCGGTTCAAATTTATTAATCAGTAGTTCTATTCGCAATTTCAAAGAATTCGCAGTGATTTGATCAACATTATCAAACAACATACCGTATACGGGAGACCCCAATTTTGGTTGAAAGGGTCTCTCATAATATTGCGTCAAGATCATGACCTTGAGTGATTGTTTGACTGCATTTACGTCATACTTCTTCACAACGTCACCCGTGATAGGATGCGCACCAAAGGATAAATCCAGATCAGAGTATATTCTGTTTGTTTCTTTTGTTACCATATAGTTATTTATATGAATTTTCAGACAACTTGTTTAAATCCAGCAGTGTATTTCATACCACCACCTGAAGGAGTTGCCGTCAAACATTGTCCTCTCGATTTTCCATTTCTACCCACATAACCTATGTGAATCCAAACTGAACCGCCGCTATTCTTTTCAAGAATAATTTGATCATATGCTGATAGGTTAGAAGCAGCCCAGCGACAAACATCAATATATTGTTTCTTGCTCAATTTAGGGAATGACAAGTCGACTGCTGATCCCCAACCGTGTGCATTGGGATCCAGTTTATTTTTCTTCCCATTCGGATAGTATTTTCTAAATCCACAAGACCAAGTTACGGATCCATACTTATCGAACAATGGTTCTATGACGTTAACAGCAAGACAACGAAGATTATTCAATATTTCATACTCGTTCTGTTTGCTTCCTGGCGATTTATGTCCACGAAGATCGGCAGCACCATTAGGGCAACCATCCCTACCATTACATAATTGTGCCAGCGTTATTCTTGGAGAAATTTTCAAAGTACCATCATATTTTTGTCCCTGTTGTGGAAGAGGTGGAAGTTTTGTACCTTTCAATGTATTACAATCTTTTGGTGGTATTCCGCTTTTCCCTGCTGGTGCGGGATAAACAGTACCATCTCCCGATGTTCCACTACCGTCCGAATCAGGTGAAGTGCTCGTTGATGGATCTCCTCCACCGTCAACGCAGTCATCTCCAGTTTCACCAGAAGATCCAGAAAGTTGTCCCGAAACGTTTCCATTTTCATCGGGTTCACCACCATCCGTGTTCATGCTACTATTTTCACCATCGTAACCAGTAGCAACATCATTAGTAGTGCGTTCGACAGGTTGTGGTGCAGATAGGGATACAGGTTGCTCTAACTCGTATGTTACTGGGAGTTTTGCTGCAACCGCACAAACTGCATCTTCAGCAGAACCAGCAGATGCAGGAGCAGTTACAGTCGCAGATGTTGGTCCAGATATTGGAAGATTATGAGTGCTTCCGCCATTGGTGCCCGTATCAGTCCCAGTTGCTCGAAGATTTGTGCTACCCGCATTCAGCGTGGTGACGTTCGCAGTTGTTACGTCAAGAGTTGGCGTATCGATCGGCGAAGAAGCAATCAGAGGTGCCTTCAAACTGATATTTCCTGCACTTTCTGCATTAATAGTTCCAGCAGTTTTAATATTAACATTGCCAGTTGATTCTTGATTGATCATCGCAGCAGTTTTCAAGTTAATATCGCCAGTAGATTTAGCAAGCAATTCTGCGTCGGTGCAGAGATTCATGTTACCTGTTGAATGATTGAAGAATGATCCACCAGATTTGATGTGCGTATTAACCTTAGATGTCAGATTCAATCCTGCATCTGTTGTTAGGTTATATTTACCAGTAGTTTTGGTAGTTACTGCTCCTGTTATATCAGCATCAACCTTACCTTCATTTTTGATAGAAATATCGCCCTCGTTTCTGAGATAGATACCATCTTGTACCGAAAGACCAAGCGATCCACCAATGTTAACATTAACATCATTATGAATATCAAGACTGACTTTACCGTGCATAGTTAGTGCAGTGTCGTTCATAATGAACACATTACATTGCCCTGCGATGTGAACGTTGGCATTACCTTCAATTAAAACGAAACCATCTTTTTCAATGATGGAATACCCATTACCGATAATTTTATTTACTTGAGTTCCATCAGGTCCAGTCTCTGTAAAGGTTCCTGACTTGTGAGCAATATTCAAACGTTCAAATCCAGGAGTGTCATCAATCTCTAATGCATGCCCCGATTCGCCAGCGAAAACTTTATTGTATGGATATTTTGCAGCGTACGGAGTTGCTGGTTGTTCCCATGTAGAACCAGAACGACCCGCCATCTTGACAGCACGTTTTCTCGATGCATTTCTTGCTGCGGGAGAAGAACCTAATGATTGAGAAGATTTATCGCCCGCAGATGTTCTTGGATCTGGATTAATTCCAGGGGAATTGACGCCAAGCGCAAGACTATTAGTATCTGGTTTATTTACATAGTCTGGTTTCGGATAGGTTTTCTTTGGATCAGCAAATCCTTTACCATCCGCTTTAGCGATGTTGGTGTTTTCATGTGTTGGAAGATTTTCTGCATTTGGTGTGTTGACTGCAGTATTTACTGCATCTCCTGCCTGCGCAGGATGAGAAATACCATTATCAATCGTTGATTTTGGTTGTTCCTTTAATGGCGCTTCTACCTTTTCAACACTCTTTTCCTGTACCACAGTCCCATCCGCTTCTGTGGTTGTCGTGACTTTAGTAACAGCACCTGATGCATGTAGTGTCGAGACTGAAGAAGTAGAACTACCATCTGCTGCAGTTATCGGTGTTTGCGAACCAGAACCTGTAATGGATTGCGTGTCGCTGGTAAAATTAGCAAGAATCTCATTTTTAGATGTGTTACATGCTTGGAATGTAAAATCATTTCCCATTCTTTGTGCATATGTCGCTACCGAATCTAATTGCTTGACTAGGGTTTCCACATCTGCTGGATCATCAAACGCAATAACCTTATTAGATTCTGCTTTATCGATACTACCACCAAGTTCGAATTCTTTTTGTGCCTGTAGTTGTTTTACGATAGTTGCTATGTTGGTTGTTATTGCACTTTGTGTTTGTTTAATTGCTGTGATCCATTCTCCTGGACCTCTATCATGTCTCAGCGCACCTTCTTTATCTATTAATTTTTGTAGAGCAATAACTGCATCTGTTCCAGGTAGTTGATCATAACCCTCATATAGAAAGCGGCCGCCTTTTTCTATCTTATCTATAATTTTAATCTCGAATGCTGTGGGATCGAATCCACCAATGAAATATACCGAAACTGTAATACCATTAGCAGGAGATGTAGTGTATGGATTTGAAAGAATACTGGAGGAAGAAAATGGTGGTGTATCTTTTGCCGCAGTTGTAACTTTTGCAGAAATTGTTCCTGCGGCAGTAAGTTCATATAAAATTGTAGAGAATTTGTTGGTTTTAACAATTCTTCTGATGACTTGCTGTGTTGAGTCTGCCGTCGTTTTAGCAGTACCAACGACAGTTGAATCCGTAGGAAGTGCAGATGTCTCTTCTGCTGTCGGAGGCGGTGTTACTTCCTCGTCACGAACTATGCTTGTCGTACCTTCCGATGGTCCTGGAGTTGCAACCTTTTCTGTTGGAAGCGCGACCGCATTATATCCAACATCAAACCAATACTTTGCAGATATACCATTTGCATCTGTCTTGACATTTCCTCGCAAATAGTTTTGCGTTGCGTCGATGTCCCAACAAAGCGATAGTCCCAATGCGCCAGCAAGAGTTTTCTTATCTACCTTCTCATTAATTGCCCTTGAAGTTAGTAACAATTGATATGTGAATTTAAGTAAATTTAATGCAGCAAGATCTTGCAGAAATGGATTTTCTATGAATCCTCCATGCATGTCACCATGGTCTGTCAACTGCCCATCTGCATTCTTCGCTGCTAAGTCTGGGTGCACAGAAACACTAAATCTTGGATCACCACCATTAATTGGATAAATTAACATGTAGTATAATGCATTATTTCTGGCGCTAACAGGCGCTTCGAGTATTCGCGTTTGTTTACCAGAATTGTATTTTAAAAACCGACTATACCAACTTTCATATTCTTCATTACCTCTTGATGGCACAGGAATATTTGGTAGATTATTACTAATCCATGCATTCAACTCGCTTCCGAACATTCCTGCATCAATTAACTGTGTGACACCAAGTTTATACACACCATATTCACCATCTGCATGCACGACAGTGAATTTCCACTGATCACCAGTTGATGTTAGTTTGCCCCCTGGAGAAGCAAGCAAACTAAAACCTTGCCTCGGCGGTTCGCCGAAATTATATACTCGGTTATAATACTGCATGGTCATGGCATTCTGAATTTGTTTCAGAAGCGCAACAACATCATCGCGAGTCAGAGAACCAATAGTGTCATCTTCTGCCATGTTGATATTATCAGCAGCAGTGAAGTATGGAACGAGTGGATTATATTTTTTCATTATCAAACCTTTATGATAGTGCTTGATTGTTTACGAATGCTGGAACTTGCGCAACACCCTTTTCGCCGTTATATGTGCTCTTTTTATTAAAACCAAAAGCATTTGTTCTGTTACTACCAGGAATTCTATCGACAGCCTTATTTACTGCGCCTTTATATGGATTTCCTCTGAAATCTGTTCTCGGACCAATGAATTTTCTAGACTTATCTTGTAGTTCTTTGTTCTTTAAATTGTTTGCGACTGTTAACAATTGCTTTGCGTTTCCTTTTTTACCCAATGCCTTCACAGCACTGTTTACATCTTTTATGTTTTTCCATTCAGCATTCGGTTTGCTTGTCGTACCTTGTTGTGGATATCTCCACGTAGGTTCATACTGCCACGTGGCGCAAACAACCTGCGTTACTGATTTGCCACCATAGACTCCAGCAAGCATTCTGTTGTAAATAGATTGCGCAACATCACATTGATCTTGTGCCTTATCCGCACCCATTCCTGCTTCCGCAGCACAAACTGCAACCAATGTCCAAAACTCTTGATTTGGTGGTCCAGCAGTAATAGGTTGACCGCCATCTTCTTCGGATGGTGCACCTGTTGCATCATCACCAGAAGAACCTGTGCCTTCTGATGGAGCGCAATCTGCCGATCTCAATCCTCCAGGAATTGCGCCGACTGTGCCCCAGAACATAGGATGTTGTCCGCTCTCGCCATCAGCAAAAAATCCAACAACCCAAGTACCCTCAACAGCGCCAGTTGGTGACCAACCGACACCAGAAGTTCCTGCTGAATTTGCAGGCATAACTGGCATCGCCCATGGAAGATCGTCAGAAGGTAGAACTTCATTATCTTCTGTGTGATACCCGATAATTCTAACGCGACATCTACCCAAACGAAGTGGGTCGTCTCTATCTTCCACGACACCAAACCACCAATAAAAATTTGGGTTATTGTTAGATGTAATATTATCCATTATTATTCTCTCACGTTGTTGGTTTTGCCGCTGGGGTTGCAGTTGGTGTTGTTGCTGGCGCAGGAGTTGCTGCTGGAGCAGTTGGTTTTGTTTCTGGTGTTTCAGTTTCCCCATCATCAACATCATATAGAGGTTGAGCATAGGAGTCTTTGGCGATTTCAATAAACATTGTATGACG